CTCTCCAGGAAACCCGGGGCGGTTCAGGGGGTAAATCCCGGCGCTCATGACTTCGCCTTCTTCCCATTTCTGATCCTCTTCAAAAGGCTACCTGTTACTGGTCGATTTAAGTCAACCTTTACCGCTGATTCGTGGAACAGATACTCTCTGCCATCCTTAACCGGAGGAGGGAATATCCTGCATTCGCGCACCCATCGACGAACTGTTTCAAGGCTTCTTGGGCGTCGCTGGCGAGCGTTCCACTCCTGAAGTGTCAAGTACATCGCAAAGTCTCCGCAATTACACGCAAGAAAAAACCGCCATCAGGCGGCTTGGTGTTCTTTCAGTTCTTCAATTCGAATATTGGTTACGTCTGCATGTGCTATCTGCGCCCACAGCATCAAGTGGTCATAGCAGTCGCTGATGTTCTCGGCTTCGATAACTCTGTTGAATGGTTCTCCATTCCATTCACCTGTAACTCGGAAGTGCATTTATCATCTCCATAAAACAAAACTCGCCGTAGCGAGTTCAGATAAAAGAAATCCCCGCGAGTGCGAGGATAGTTACTTGTTCATATTATTAATCGTCAATGTATTTTGAGCATTGTGGGCAATCATCGATCCCACAATACGATTCATATGCATCCTTTATTGCGTCGCGGGCTTCAGTAAGAGTATTGAATAAGTTGCAGCTATTATCTTTTTGATATAGGTAAGTTCCTAATTTATAAGCAGAAGAAGCATCATTTCCGCTGTCTAAAATTACATCGTTATGGATTCTGCACCTTGCAAGAACTCCTGATCCCATAAGGGTCTGCATAGCCCATTGCTCTTGATCTTCACACAAATCATGAATGCTCATTTCAACACCTCTCTTCACGTTTCACACACGTTAAGATTAACAGTGTTTTTACATGCTTTGGAAGATTTATTTTATAAAAACTCTTTTAATACAAATAGATATAATAGTTCACTATTATAGCTCCTTTAATCGAGGCGGTTCTGGTAGAGGCATCCAGTGGGTTACACCGCCAATTGGCTCATCGTCGTCGTACTCCAATGCGGTTATATAGAACCCGTCACGACGAGAATAAGAAATCCCGGACATTACAATGCCATCCGAAACAACAATAATGTCACCCGTTTCTTTCGGCATTCGCTCACTACAGCTTATCCAACCATCCGGAGTCACCGGAAGCGAGAACGGCAGCACATCTCTGTGAACAAGTTTTTGCTGTGACAGGTTATCCAGAACTTTCTGTACTGCTGCATCACCGAATACACCAAGCGCATCTGCCATAACTCCTACAACCTGATAAGCCTCAGCGCATACCGTGGATAAACCATCCGGAATTACCGGAGAGTTGCCGGGTTCTTTAATGTGCAAGCGAGGCTCACCATCTTTTGGTTCAGGCCACTGGCGCTCCATGTTGATCTTCAATTTATCTTCCATAGCAGCGGTAATTTCAGCATCGCTGATGCCAGCACGGCGCTGTGCATCCCACAACAGGAAATGCATATCAGCCCACTCGCTGAGATCGTCTGGTTCGGCTGCGGCTTCCAGAGCCTCTTTTGAGAGGTGTTTCAGTGGACCAATGGGGCCAACGCAGCCAAATGTGGAGTCAGACCATTTGGCATGCTCGTGGCGAATCAGTTCGCGTTCCAGTGATGCCAGTGCAATTCGTGCCAGTTCCATTTGTTCGCCACGAGTAAGCCCGTTTTCAAGCGGATTTTTAATGAACAATTCAATACGTTCTTTGGTAATAGTGGTCATTTGTTAGTCCTTAAAGTGCTAGTTGCAATTGCATTTCAAAGCGGTCGCGTTGTTCACAATACGCAAGAGAACCAGGGCTATTGTGTGCCTCAATCCGTTCTACCATTAATGCTGCGCGTGTCTCTTTACTTGCAGGTGCATAAGCCCCAGACCAGGCTTTATCAATACCGATGTTTCGAGCGACGTTCGTACTATCTGCGCTGGCTAAGGGTAATTTTGTGAATATCAGCGGATTTAACATGCGCAATCCATGTAGTTTCGTAACCGGCTGACCATGCCCATCAACAATGTGACGAATCAGGTCTTTCATTCTGGCTACCGCAAGAGTTGGGCGCTTTACGTCATAGTCGCCACAACTACCGATAGCCACTCGCGGAAACTCATTGCACAAATGAATAAATCGCTCGTCACTTTCATTCATGTGCCACACTGGAACGCCAGCTAGTTTTCCGTGAGGCCACTCATTCAGAAGCGCATCATTTTCCTCCTCTCCGCCATCAATAACATCCGGGATAATGGCAAAATCGAATCCTGGGTGATTCTTCCAGCGAGCAACAAACTCGTAGTAATCGCTCCAGTCGATTTTGTTTTTGCCAGCTGCTTTCCAGGCGGTGAATGCACCGTTGTCCAGCGCGAACGACTGACAGTATTCAGCCGCGAGATTGATCTGGCCTGAATGCGCAAAACTGATAAACGCATGTCGCCCTTTCCATGCTCTCATTGCGCACGTATCAGGAGTAATAGGCCCACCGTGGTAGTGAATCATCTCACTCTCCTTTGATGCGAATGCCAGCGGCGCGCTCGGCTTCACTTTGTTCCCAAAACCACTTGTGAAGCTCCATAAGCTTTTCGTCAATCGGTGCATATTTGCGATTAAAGTAGGCCTGAGCATCTTTCTCAGATTCGTCCGGCAATTCGCCTGGGCCAAACAGTGTGTTATAAATCCATGCCAGTCCGCTTTTAGCGTCGCCAGTTGCCTGCCATTCGATAATCGCAGCCTGCATGACAAGAATGTTTTTCCCGATTAACAGGTCCAGTTCTTTGTACCGGTTGCGGATGTATGCATTCTCGCTTTGTAATTTTGCGTTGCGCTTTTCTGAGGCTTCAAGTAACGCCTGCTTATCGCGTAGCGCTTCTTCCAGTTCAGCAACATGGCATTCACTATCAATAAGGTTGTTCTCTGCTGCTTCCAGCTCAACACGCAGCTTCCCTACCGTAAGAGCAATATCCTCGTTCTCCTGGTCGCGGCGTTTGATGTATTGCTGGTTTCTTTCCCGTTCATCCAGCAGCGCCAGCACAATCGATGGTGTTACCAGCTCATGGAAAAGGTCCGCATCAAATCCCCAGTCGTCATGCATTGCCTGCTCTGCCGCTTCACGCAGTGCCTGAGAGTTAATTTCGCTCACTTCGAACCTCTCTGTTTACTGATAAGCTCCAGATCTTCCTGGCAACTTGCACAAGTCCGACAACCCTGAACGGCCAGACGTCTTCGTTCATCTATGGGATCGCCACACTCACAACAATGAGTGGCGGATATAGTCTGGTAGTTCAGACGACGCATTTTTATTGCTGTATTGCGCTGTAATTCTTCAATTTCTGATGCTGAATCAATGATGTCCGCCATCTTTCATTAATCCCTGAATTGTTGGTTAATACGCTTGAGGGTGAATGCGAATAATAAAAAAGGAGCCTGTAGCTCCCTGATGATTTTGCTTTTCATGTTCATCGCTCCTTAAAGACGCCGTTTAACATGCCGATCGCCAGACTTAAATGAGTCGGTGTGAATCCCATCAGCGTTACCGTTTCGCGGTGCTTCTTCAGTACGCTACGGCAAATGTCATCGACGTTTTTATCCGGAAACTGCTGTCTGGCTTTTTTGATTTCAGAATTAGCCTGACGGGCAATACTGCGAAGGGCGTTTTCTTGCTGAGGTGTCATTGAACAAGTCCCATGTCGGCAAGCATAAGCACACAGAATATGAAGCCCGCTGCCAGAAAAATGCATTCAGTGGTTGTCATACCTGGTCTCTCTCATCTGCTTCTGCTTTCGCCACCATCATTTCCAGCTTTTGTGAAAGGGATGTGGCTAACGTATGAAATTCTTCGTCTGTTTCTGCTGGTATTGGCACAAACCTGACTCCAATTTGAGCAAGGCTATGTGCCATCTCAATGCTCATTCTTAACTCAACAGGAGATGCTTTGTGCATACAGCCCCTCGTTTATTATTTATCTCCTCAGCCAGCCGCTGGGCTTTCAGTGGATTTTGGATAACAGAAAGGCCGGGAAATACCCAGCCTCGCTTTGTAACGGAGTAGACGAAAGTGATCGCGCCTACCCGGATATTATCGTGAGGATGCTTCATCGCCATTGCTCCCCAAATACAAAACCAATTTCAGCCAGTGCCTCGTCCATTTTTTCGATGAACTCCGGCACCATCTCGTCAAAACTCGCCATGTACTTTTCATCCCGCTCAACCACGACATAATGCAGTCCTTCACGCTTCATACGCGGGTCATAGTTGGCAAAGTACCAGGCATCTTTTCGCGTCACCCACATGCTGTACTGCACCTGGGCCATGTAAGCCGACTTTATGGCCTCGAAACCACCGAGCCGGAACTTCATGAAATCCCGGGAGGTAAACGGGCATTTCAGCTCAAGGCCGTTGCCGTCACTGCATAAACCATCGGGAGAGCAGGCGGTGCGCATACTTTCGTCGCGATAGATGATCGGGGATTCAGTAACATTCACGCCGGAAGTGAACTCAAAGAGGGTTCTGGCGTCGTTCTCGTACTGTTTTCCCCAGGCCAGAGCCTTAGCGTTAACTTCCGGAGCCACACCGGTGCAAACCTCAGCCAGCAGGGTGTGGAAGTAGGACATTTTCATGTCAGGCCACTTCTTTCCTGATCGGGGTTTTGCTATTACGTTGTGAATTTCTGAAGCTGTGATGACGCCGAGCCGTAATTTGTGCCACGCATCATCTCCCTGTTCGACAGCTCTCACGTCGATCCCAGTACGCTGCAGGATAATGTCCGGTGTCATGCTGCCACCTTCTGTTCAGTGGCTTTTTGTTTCAGGAATCCAAGAGCTTTTACTGCTTCGGCCTGTGTCAGTTCTGACGATGCACGAATGTCGCGGCGAAATATCTGGGAACAGAGCGGCAATAAGTCGTCATCCCATGTTTTATCCAGGGCGATCAGCAGAGTGTTAATTTCCTGCATGGTTTCATCGTTAACCGGAGTGATGTCGCGTTCCGGCTGACGTTCTGCAGTGTATGCGGTATTTTCGACAATGCGCTCGGCTTCATCCTTGTCATAGATACCAGCAAATCCGAAGGCGAGACGGGCACACTGAATCATGGCTTTATGACGTAACATCCGTTTGGGATGCGACTGCCACGGCCCCGTGATTTCTCTGCCTTCGCGGGTTTTGAATGGTTCGCGGCGGCATTCATCCATCCACTCGGTAACGCAGATCGGATGATTACGGTCCTTGCGGTAAATCCGGCATGTGCAGGATTCATTGTCCTGCTCAAAGTCCATGCCATCAAACTGCTGGTTTTCGTTGATGATGCGGGACCAGCCATCAACGCCCACCACCGGAACGATGCCGTTCTGCTTATCAGGGAAGGCGTAAATTTCTTTCGTCCACGGATTAAGGCCGTACTGGTTGGCGACGATCAGCAATGCGATGAACTGCGCATCGCTGGCATCACCTTTAAATGCCGTCTGGCGAAGAGTGGTGATCAGTTCCTGTGGGTCGACAGAATCCATGCCGACACGTTCAGCCAGCTTCCCAGCCAGCGTTGCGAGTGCTGTACTCATCCGTTTTATACCTCTGAATCAATATCAACCTGGTGGTGAGCAATGGTTTCAACCATGTACCGGATGTGTTCTGCCATGCGTTCCTGAAACTCAACATCGTCATCAAACGCACGGGTAATGGCTTTTTTGCTGGCCCCGTGGCGTTGCAAATGATCGATGCATAGCGATTCAAACAGGTGCTGGGGCAGGCCTTTTTCCATGTCGTCTGCCAGTTCTGCCTCTTTCTCTTCACGGGCGATCTGCTGGTAGTGACGCGCCCAGCTCTGAGCCTCAAGACGATCCTGAATGTAATAAGCGTTCATGGCTGAACTCCTGAAAATGGCTGTGAAAATATCGCCCGCGAAATGCCAGGCTGATTAGGAAAACAGGAAATGGGGTTAGTGAATGCTTTTGCTTGATCTCAGTTTCAGCATTAATATCCATTTTTTATAAGCGTCGACAGCTTCACGAAACATCTTTTCATCGCCAATAAAAGTGGCGATAGTGAATTTAGTCTGGATAGCCATAAGTGTTTGATCCATTCTTTGGGACTCCTGGCTGATTAGGTATGTCGATAAGGCGTTTCCATCCGTCACGTAATTTACGGGTGATTCGTTCAAGTAAAGATTCGGAAGGGCAGCCAGCAACAGGCCACCCTGCAATGGCATATTGCATGGTGTGCTCCTTATTTATACATAACGAAAAACGCCTCGAGTGAAGCGTTATTGGTATGCGGTAAAGCCGCACTCAGGCGGCCTTGATAGTCATATCATCTGAATCAAATATTCCTGATGTATCGATATCGGTAATTCTTATTCCTTCGCTACCATCCATTGAAGGCCATCCTTCCTGACCATTTCCATC